TTTTCTAAGCGAATCAAAGTAGAATCGATAGCGGTTTGTGAAAAACTCTTTGAGCTCATCATCAGTATAGCTATCAACACTACTAACTTTTTCATTAACTTCATTTTTTAAGGTATTTATACTGTTATCTTTTAAATCAAGTTCTTGATCTAATTCAGATATTTGTATGTTTAAGGTATCAATTTTCAAAGATAAATCATCGTTCACATCTTGTAGCGAATCGACTTTTTCATCTAGTTTTTTGATTTTTAGGTTATATTCTTCAACGTAATCTTCTTTTTTACTAAAGAAAAATAAAATAAAAATACAAACCCCTATTACAACTAATATATTAAAATATTTCACTTTATTTGTCTAGAATTGCCTCTAGTTCTTTTTTAAGTTTAGTTTTTTCTTTCAAATCAGCTACGATTTTTTCCTTTGCAGCACCTTCAGCTTCTTTATATTTTTTAGCTAATGATTTCATTTCTCGGGTTAATATAGCTAATTCATCTTTTGCTTTAGCTATACCTTTAGTGGCTTTAGCATCTTTTTTTAAATCTGCTTTAGATGGTTCTTTATCTCTATCTCCATCTTCATCTTCAACCTTATAATAATCATCTTTTATCTCCTCATCCTCATCCTTTTCAGCTATTGTTACAGATTTACCTGTTTCTTTAGCGGTATCAACTGCTTTCTTTACAGTAGATACTTCTTTATCTTCATCTTTAGCAATTTGAGGGATTTCGTCCGTTTTAGTCATTTTATCTACTATTGTTACCTCAGATAGAGCATCAACGATTTGTTCTTTAATGTATTTCTTTAATTCTGATTTTTTCATGGTCGGATAAATATTTATATTTTGTTATAAATATATCAGAGATTGATAACATTCAGAATCTGCTGTATTCGTTCCGGGGTTGAACCACTGATTGTATGCATAGATTTGAATCTATGGGAATGTGATTGCAATAAATGTTGTATAGTAAAGTCAATTAAATCTCTATATTCAGCATTAGTTTCACGTACTGAATTATCTTCTATAGGTAATCCTTCAGATGGTATATAGAATATATAATCATATTCTCCCACAAACATAGAAGCATATTGCTCGAATTCATCTTTATCTAATACATTAATTGATTTAGCACTTTTAGTAAATGCAATAACATCAATAATAGTACGATCTGTAATTAGATCATCATGCATTAATTCAGCACATCGTTCCGCTAAAAATACTGTTTGACCTTTCAATGTAGAATCAGTATTCAATGGAATACCTAAATCCCTTAAATACTTTGAACGTTCAGTAGCAAATTTATAATTCTTGAATTGTGGCAATTTTTTTAATGCCTTAACCAATGTAGTTTTTCCTACACTCATTGTTCCTGTCAATCCTATCTTCATATTTTTATTTGTTTAATAGCCAACTTGATGATTGAATTTTATTTCCTAACCCATCAATTAATTCTATTTCATTGTCAATGCAAACCTGTGTTTCTGGAATAGTATCATTATTTTGATCTCCACCATTTGCAAATGCTAGTTTATATTCTCCACTGTAAATATCCGAAAGATATTTCAGGGTAGCACATTGTGTTTTGTCTTTATCAATAGAAATCATACAATTATCTACAATCCTCAAATTACGGATGATCATCAAACGTTCCATCTCGTCTTGAAATTCTTTAGACCCTTTAAGTGAACGTTGGTGGTCAGAGTTAATAATCACAAATAGTTTGTGATTATAACCTTTTGCTCTATGGAACAGTTCAAGATGACCTTTATGAAGCGGGTTAAAATACCCGCTCACTATAACCATTTTTCTCATGCGTTTAGTTACGATAGCCTTCTTCCAATTGTGATTTCATCGATGGATTTTTGTACCATGGTAGACCTTCTTGATCTCTATGGGCTTGTTCAAATTCATCTTTGGTGTATTGGATACCATGGATATAGTATTCGGCTAGTTTTTTATCACCTTGTGGAATTAAAGCGGGTCCATCCCAGTTGTGCAATTTACCGTCTTTAACATAAGCGATGGTACCATCAGCTTTCTTTAGTCTTTTAATTACGATTGGTTTTTTAGTATTGCTCATAATTCAATATTTTTATCAATGTTAAATATACGAATTCTCTTTTAGTTGTACAAAATATCTTCAGCAACATAAATCCCTTGTGCACCACTCACCGTTATACCTCTAGCAGATAATGCATCTCCCACAAAGTGAACATTGGGGAACTTGGTCAAGGCTAGGTTAGTATAATCGACGAGCGGCTCAGGTGACAAATATTTTACTTCAGGAACATAAATGCCCCAGTCATGTTCAAGTGTTGGAAACACTTTCTTCATATCTTCAATAAAATCTTCAATGTATGTGAAATATCCTTGAAATGCAGGTTTTATAATATTATCTAATTGTCTAGAATTAAGTGGAAATGCAGATACTGTTTCGCCTTCAGAGGTTAAAGACGGACGTCTAGAAGGAGAATAGTATAAACCTGTTCCACTAGTATTTACATTGGATACTAATTTTCTAGACCATTCAAATGGATCTTCAATGCCTGGAATTTCCATTAAAATACCAAAGTTAGTCATATCATTGCGGAATTGCTCGCCCTTCTTAGCGTGACCATTATAGCTCACATTTCCGTATGTTTCCTCTACTGCTACGTAAGCAGCGTTGTTATTTGTACAGAATGAGCGAAGCGAAACACCAGTGTCCTCAAACTTACGATACAATTTAAAATCGTAAGATACGTCAATTAGTTTTTGGAAGTGTTTTTGTGGTGCTTCAAATCTAACACCAATTTGTACTGGTTTAGGCTCATCTGGTAGATTATATTGTTGGGCTAGTTCTTGAGCAAAGTCAATACCGGATTTACCTACCGCAAATATAAGTGTATCATATTTTAAATCAGCATTGTGGGTATAAATTCTGTTATTGTTAAAGTCAATATCTTCAACTTGAGTTTCCCATTCAAATCTAACACCTTTATCAACTAAATATTGATACCATGCTTTAGCAATTTCATGTAGAAAATTAGAGCCAATGTGCCATACAGGGAACATTCTTAAGCCAAAATATGGTTTGATAAACTCGGGTTCCTCTTGTGGATCCGAACAAAAGATTTCTTCTGGTTTAGGGTGGAAACGTCTAAAATTGGAAATAACTTGATCCATCAATTCCATTGCTTTGTCCTCACCACAATATTTGGATAATTGTCCTCCAATAGCAGTGTGATAAGTTAATTTACCATCACTCCATCCACCTGCTCCTAGCATACCTGTCATTACTTCTTCAGGTAAACGGTTATGTGGATCACTTCCTTTATCAATAATGGTAATTAATTCTCCAGGATATCCGTTGTCTACTAATTTAGTTGCGGCATTAATTCCTGCTACTCCTGCTCCTACAATTACGATTTTATCTTGTTTCATGTTACATTATAAATTATTTGTAAATATACGAAAAGAAGTGACGCAATCCAAGTTGAATTGCGCCACAGCTGCATAATTTTTGTCTCTTTCGAGCGACCTGCTATGAATAGGTCTGTATGTTAATTAGTTTATTTAAACTACTTTTAATAATTCAGGATATTCTGATGCAAAATCCATTGCTGTATTATAATCATTACTAAATACCACAGTATCTAATTCTTCGGCATCAGTATAGGATGTTTGATCAGCACCTGCTCGAAGTTCATCTTCAGTATACCACTCGTATTGGTTACCAGATAATTCTCCAGTTTCAACATTAAAATATACTTTAGGAACTAATAGTTCAATTGAATAGTTTGATTGCTCTTCGGTAATAATACCTGCTAGTTTTTGCATTCTGCTAAATTCTTCGTTTAAAATTTGCTTTGCCATTATTTTGTTATTTGTATTTTTAAATTAAACTTTATTTACGGAAGCCATAAGATTATCTACTTTTTCAATTCTAGATTGTTGTAGAAGTCCTCCAAAATCTGGGTATTTAGTGTTTACTTTTTTTCTAAAATCGTTAATTTTTGCTTCATCGTTGTGTATAACGTATATAAAATCAGGATTTGCAAAGTCGTCTAGAGCTATTAACCCTCCTTTTTTGTCTTGATTAGCTTTCAAAAAATTAACTAGTGCCATTCTACTAACAGCTTGGTTATATAATGTAAATCCTTCTTCTTTAGCTATAGGTTGAAGAATAGAAGATAAAGTTTTAGCATCCATTTTTTTATATTCTTGCTCTTCAGCAATAATACCTGCTAATTCTTGCATTCTGCGAAATTGCTCGTTTAGGATCGCCATTGTTTTGTTATTTGTATTTTTAAATTTGTACCGCCTTTAATTACTCTATGGATCTGCCCCATGGGTATAAATATACTATCTCCTTCTTGAAGCACCAAGGGTAACTCATTATCTCTTTGCAGTTGCCAACCATTTCCCTCTAGTATTTCAATAGTACGATCTTCTTCATCTTGGTGCCAGACTAGCTCCATTGGATCTACTTCAGAACTGAATTCACGTATAACTGAAGTTTGGGTAATTGGTGTGTTGGTGTATGGGTTAGTCATCTGTTAAAGGACCACCAACAACCCAAGCATCGCATGTTCGAGCCGCGGCACATTTGAATTTTAAAAATCGACAATATCCTAATTTTCCGGCTTCAATTACATCAAATGGATCTTCTGTTCCACCATCACTACCTATTCCTTTAGCAATGCAATCTAGTGTTTTAGTTGTAATATCAAAAGCAGCACAATTGGCACATAGTGATTTTTTAGCTTCTTTGGCCGAATCCAATTTCCACATATCCACTTTGGCTTGCCAAAACTTTTCGTTTGGTTCGTTTGGATTTAAAGGTCCGTATCCATATTCGTTAATAGCCTTCTGTCTGTTCTCAAGATTAAGTGCTATGTTTTGGGTGGGAGCAGGTCATTCGTTTAGCTCTACCTCGTTTAATATGTCAAGTAATTTCATCATTTTGTTT